GCTTCCCCGGTGGGACACAGCACGTATATCACCGGGGTTTTTGCTGCTGTGGCCATAGGATAGGGCGTTGCCCTGGCCTATGGCTATGGTAGCCAGCGGGGTTTACTACCAATGCGCGCTACTACGCTTGAGCACGGGCCGCTTACCACTCTGGAAGCGGCTATCGACAAGGACGCCCGCGAGGCGATCCGTGGGGGCCACAAGGCCGTTTGCGCCATTCTGGACGAGCCGTATGGCCCGTTTCAGAAGCGCCTTTCCTGTTCCTACCCTGACCACCACCTGCATGCGGACGATGTGGAGCGCGTGATTGCGCTCGTGCAAGGCCCGGCCGTGCTGACTTGGTTCGAGCGGGTATATGGGGTGGTGAGCTACAAGCCGACGCCGGTACCGGCCACGCGCGATGCGCTGCGTGCGCTGGGCCAGCTGCTGCAGGCTGAGGGCCAGTTCGTGGGCAGCCTGCACGACGGCGCGGCGGACAACGTGTGGGAGCCGCACGAGGTGGAGACGCTGCGCGGCCATGCGAGCCGGATGATCAGCGAGATTCTCGGCATCGTGGCCGGTGCGGAGCAGGCCATGGAGGAGCAGCGCCATGGATGAGCATCTGATCGAACGGGCTCAGCGGGAACAGGACGAGGAGCTGCAGCGCATCATCGCGAGCCGTGTGCAGTACCAGGGCGAGAGCCTGACCGAGTGCGAAGGGTGCGGCGGCGAGATTCCGCAGGCCCGGCGTGAGGCGGTGAAGGGGTGCCGGATGTGCACCGACTGCCAGGCGTTCGCGGACAAGATGAGTGCGGGGGTGCGCCGTGGTTGAGCGCGTACCTCTCACCCTGGCCGATCTCCCCGAGCTGCTGCAGTACATCGACGCCGATGACCGCGATACCTGGTTGCAGGTGGGCATGGGCATCAAGGCGGAGTTCGGCAATAACGGGTTCGATGCCTGGGATACCTGGAGTGCCGGTGCTGACAGTTACAGCACGGCGGATGCGAAGACGGTGTGGCGCTCGTTCCGCAAGGCGGGTACGGGCATGGGCACGGTGATCAAGCTGGCGAAGGACAACGGCTGGCGGCCACGCCGGGAGCCGATCACCGCCGAGGAGAAGCGCCGGCTGAATGCCGAGGCGGAAGCGCGCCGTGCAGTGCGGCAGGCGGAGATCGAGGCGGACGAGGCGAGGGCGCAGGTGATGCGCGAAGCCGTGGCCGCTGCCTGTGAGGTGATCTGGACGAAGCACTGCAAGCCGCAAGGCCAAAGCCCCTACCTGGAACGCAAGCAGGTGGGGGCTTTTGGCGTTGGCTACTTCCATTACACCGTTGTGCTTTCCATCGATGACGAGCGGCAGCGCTGCGACGTGTGGGTGGGGAGTGAGACGCGCGAATTCTTCGCGAACCTGCCGAAGCCGCGGCCGGATTCGATCAGCTTTCTGATGTTCAAGGCGGGCAGCATTGCCATTCCGCTGCGCGATGCGGCGGGGAAGCTGTGGAGCCTGCAGGCGATCAATGAGCAGGGCACGAAGCTGTTCCCGAAGTACGGCCGCAAGGCGGGTTGCCGGCATGTGCTGGGCGAGCTGGACGGGGCGGCGGTGATCGGCGAGGCCGAGGGCTACGCGACGGCGGCGAGCGTGCATATGGCGAAGGGCTGGCCGGTGGCGATGGCGCTGGACTCCGGCAACATGCCGGCGGTGGCGCGTGACCTGGTGGCGCACTGCCCGGATGCGCTGCTGGTGGTGGCCGGTGACGATGACCCGACGAAGCCCGGCAACCCGGGCCGCAAGAAGGCGGAAGCGGCGGCGGGTGAGGTGGGCGGCATTGCGGCCTTCCCGCCGCTGCCGGCCGAAGGCGAGGCGGGGCAGGACTGGAACGATGTGCATGTGGCGTGGGGGCTGGAGGCGGTTGCGCAGCAGCTCGACGCCGCTGTGGCTGCTGGCAAGCCTTCCCCGACCCCATCTGACGACGAAGCCGCTGCGCCGGTCGGCTCCTCCGACAACGGGGGGCAGGGGGTGGGCTTTACGGCGGAGCAGATCTTGCGGCGCTTCGCGCTGGTGGAAGGCACCACGCACATCTGGGACCAGGACAAGAAAGCGGTGATGAAGAAGACCGCGTTCGAGGCGCTGGTGACAAAGCCGCTGGCGAAGGCCTGGGCGGATGACGTGGCCAAGAAGCTGATCGGCGCAGATACGGTGCGCGAGCTGGAGCAGGCGCGCCGGATGGCGGGCAAGAAGGCCACTGCGCTGGGGATGACGCCTATCGAGCGGTATGTGTACATCGACGGGACGAAGGATGTGTGGGACCGCGAGAAGAAGCGGCGCATTCCGGAGGGCGCGGTGAAGATGGCGCTCGGCGATGCCTATGCGTTGTGGCTGAACAGCGCCGAGCGGCGGACGGTGGATGTTGACCACATCGTGTTCGACCCGACGATGACGAAGGACCCGGCGGTGTACATCAACACGTTCGAGGGGCTGCCGTTGGAGCCGGTGCGCGATGACGCAGCGTGCGAGAACCTGCGCTGGCTGATCTCCTTTCTGTGCAACCACGAGGCGGAGCCGCTGGACTGGCTGGTGAAGTGGCTGGCCTACCCGCTGCAGCACCCGGGCGCGAAGCTGGACACGGCGGTGCTGATGCATTCGGTGATGGAGGGCTCGGGCAAGAGCCTGCTGTTCGCTGATACGCTCGGCGCGCTGTATGGGCCGTATGCGGCGACTGTGGGGCAGACGCAGCTGGAATCGAACTTCAATGCCTGGCAGAGCCGGAAGCTGTGGGCGGTGTTCGAGGAAGTCGTGAGCCGCGACCAGCGTTACAACCAGGTGGGCAAGATCAAGCATCTGATCACCGGCAAGACGGTGCGGATGGAATCGAAGTTCATCAATGGTTGGGAGGAAGCCAACCATATGAATGCGGTGTTCCTCTCGAACGAGATCCTGCCTTGGCCGATCAGCGAGTCTGACCGGCGCTTTCTGGTGATGTGGCCGTTGGAGACGTTGCCGGAGGAACGGCAGCGCGCGATCGGTGCGGAGCTGGCGAACGGTGGCGTGGCTGCGCTTTATGGCTGGCTGCTGGATGTGGACCTGGGCGACTTCAACGAGCGCACTCGGCCACCGCACACGGATGCCCGGCAGCGGCTGGTGGCGTTGTCGCGGGCTGGTTGGCAGACGTTCCTCCATCAGTGGCAGCACGGCGAGTTGGGGCACAAGCTCTGGGGTGCGTGCCTGTCGACGGACCTTTATGCGCTGTTCCTCGAGTGGTGCCAGCGCAACCGTGAACACGCGATGAGCCAGACGAAGTTCAGCCTGTTCATCAGTTCCGAGGTCGAGAAGACGCGGTCGATCCCCTGGACGGAGGGGGCGAACCGGCGCTTCGGGGCCTTCTTCTTTCCCAGTGACCCTGACTCTTCCCTGCCCCCATCTATGAACGCAGCTGCGCTTGGCCAGCATGTGGCGGGGTGGCGGGCGAAGGCGAAGCTGGCGGGCTGGGATGTGGACGGCTGGGACCACTTGAAGGGGGCTGCGGCATGAATACGACTGAACGTGTGTTGGGTGTGTTGGGTTGTGTTGGGTTTGGTTTGCGCACCCGGCACAGCGCGAGGCCAGCAACGGCGCGGCTTTGCGCGGGCTGTGCGGGGTGTGTTGGGTTTGATGTCGCGCGCGCGCGTGCGTGTGATTTGTTGCAACGGCAGAGCGGGGCTGATGAAGCGAGAAAAAATTGCTACGCGAGGACGGAAAAACCCAACAAACCCAACACACTCAACACAGTTGCTTTGAAAGCATTGATTTATAAGGGTTTTGAGTGTGTTGGGTTTGTGTTGGGTTGCCGGTTTTGTGTCGGGTTGGGGGGCAGAGCATGATCGAGGCAATGGAGGTGCTGTTGCAGGCGTGGGGCCGTGAGGTTGTGAACCCTGCTCTGGATGTGGCCATCGCCTCGCCGCTGGGGCGGATGAGTGACGATACGCCGGGCGGCGTGGGCGGGCATCGCTGCCTGTCGCTGGTGGAGTGCGCGGTGGCGATCAGCCGTGCGAGCCAGGCGGTGAGCATGGCGCTGGATGGCATGGCGAAGGATGCACCGCTCGGGCTTGGATCGCGTGGGCGTGTGCTGCAGCGGCTGGCCCATGTGCGCTACTGCCAGGGGCTGAAGGCGGTGGCCGTGGCGGCGCAGTGTGCGCGGCTGGGTATCTCGATGCGGACGTATCGTGCGCAGGTGGATGAGTTGCATGCGGAGCTGCAGGCGGAGTGGCCGGTGGCGCTGGCCAGGCTGCAATCGGCAGAGCGGGGCACGGATGCGCATGCGGCTGCGGTGAAGCGGGCACGAGCGGCGCGGGACGTGGCGCGGGAGAACGCACGGGCGGAGCGCAAGCGGGTGGCTGATCGCAAGGCTGCTGCGCGGGCCGTTAAGGCGGCGGCGGACCTGCGGAAAGTGGCTTCTGCTGGATGACCGTTCGTCGGGATGGTTTGGCGCGAACAGCGTTCAACCGTGCTCAAGTGTGCTCAACCGTGTTGAACAGCGTTTGCAAAAATCGGCGGTTGCGGGCGTTGCATGTCGGCTGTAGAAAGTGCCCATGGTTGTAGAGCTGCGCCCGCAGCGATAACCGCCGAGCGACGTGCTGTGTCGCGGCCTGTTCCCCGGCAGGCCAGCCCTCGCAAGAGGGCACCCATTCCAAGGCTCACCCGAAAAGGTGGGCCTTTTTCATTTGTGCCGCTGGAGGCGTTGCATGGCTGAGCCAACGAGCACCACGGCAGGCGTTGTGGTGGCAGGTGCGGCCGGTGCCGGTCTGGCCGGATTCATGGCTGGTGTGAACGGCGACGCGGCTGTCGGTGCGCTGCTGGGTGCGCTGGTGTACGTGACGACGACGCACGATCTGCCGATCTGGAAGCGGCTGCTGTTCTTCCTGGTGTCGGCGGTAATGGGTTACCAGTTCGCGCCGGCCATCGTTGAGGCGGAGTTCTGGGGATTCAGGCCGTTCGCCTATCCCGGCCCGGCCGCGTTCGGTGCGGCGGTGCTGGTGGTGACGCTGGCGCTGGCTGCGATCCGCCGGCGCGGTGTGCCATCGATCAGTGACGGAGGCGCGGATGGTTAGTGCTCTGTTGACGCAGGTGACATTCCTCATCTGCGTGGTGCTGTTCTTCAGGCTGTTCACCTATCGCCGTGGTGCTGCGCGGTTTCGGCGCGGTGTGTCGTGCCTGGCCATGCTGGTGATGGGCTGCGCCGGCGCTGCGGTGATCTACATCCTGACCGGCGAGCTGCGTGTGCCTGCCATGGCATGGCCGCTAGTGGTGCTGCTCGCGGTGTTCGCCTGGGCGGTGTGGCAGAGCGGCGGCAACCTGGCCGGCGCGTTCCGGCCGGGTGGCTGGGATGGTGTGGAGCGGAGGCAGCAGGATCGGCGGGCTGCGTTGAGCCCGGCGAGGCGGCGATGAGTAATCACGCGCCGCGCCCGTGCTGTCATCCGGGGTGCGGTGTTCTGGTGGGTACCGGCAGCTATTGCCCGACCCATCAGGCGCAGGCCGATGAGCGCCGCGCTGCGATGCGGCAGCAGACCCACAAGCGGTACAACCGGCAGCGTGATGAGTCGGACAAGTTCTACAGCACGGTTGCGTGGCGCCGCTTTCGCGATCACTACCT